CAGGTTTGATTTCCTCTTTCTTTTCGTCCATACTAATTCTATGGAGATAATATATCTACTATCTCCGCAGATGGATATTGCCGATATCATGGGTATTACTATCTTAGGATTCTATACGATGTATGTTATTCTATCTATTTAAAAAACACCTCCGCCACGACCCATGTTTGCTAAGCGTTGTTCTAATTGCCGTTCTGTTCCTGGGTATTGTTGTAACTGCATAGCATCACTCAGTGCATAGTGTAATTCTGGTTCTAATTCTGGATCCACCGACGAAGACGATGCTTGTTGGCGTGCTTGTTGAAATGCTCCAATCACATCACCTAATGATGCACGGGGGAGTCTCATGGAAGCATAACCTGAGGCTGGCTGTGATGGTTCCGCTCGCATCGATTGTTTTTGAACGGGGACTTGATGAAGACCAGGAGCCTCGGACTGCATCGGCAACTGGCTCGAGATATCATAATTCACTCGACGATCCGCAAACATATCTTTTGATGGAATGGCTCTCTTACTTGGACTCATATCGGGAGCAATACCCCATGGATTTACAAAAGTACTATTCGCAATATCATCTACACGATTTCCATTATATTGTACTCCACCACCTACACGGATCGAATCATCATATATCGGTGCTTTGGTAGCTGGATAGATTCCAAAGGTAGATGGACGATGAACGATTGGAGGATTTGCATACTTGCGACCCACTCCATGTAGAAGACGAAAGTCTCCCATACCGACATGATGCTGATCTGGTTTCCCTCTCATGAGCTGAACTGTGTCACCTACTTTTACTTTCACATTCACGATCTGCTGTTGCGTAGCCTTAGATGACTTCTTGCCCCTACGCTTTCGACCACCTCGTTTCATCAGATCGCCCTCGTACATATGATCCTCGGCCATTCCATCTTTATACATACGATCTTCAATCATTATACTTAGCAGTGAGATTATTCTTTCGAACGCCACTCAATCGGATCGAACCGCCGATAGTACCGGATCGGTTGGCTATACATATTGATATGGAGAAACGAGTAGGGTTCTGCCGTAGCAAACTCGTAAAGCTTCAGTAATTTATGCTCGTCTGTTCCGATCTCCTTAACGAACGAATCGAGTTCGGCCTTGTTCTCAGTATGAAAGAAAGAGATGCAGTCCAAGTTGGAACGGATTAAGGTAGGCAAGTATGTATTCCATTTCTGTAGCAAGTAGATGTTCGTAAGTAACATGTGGCGGTTCTGCGTTGCTAACTTTGTAATTAGATTCGCCTGTTTTGACTTAATCATATGGATACAGTCATCGTAAATGATACAATAGTTTGGTTTGCCCCTTTTACCTTTCTTCTTATGACGCTCCGTATAGGCTTCTGTTTTGGCGATGATATCCTCCAAAACGGCATTATCCAAAGTATCGTAGTATTGATCGCCGATGTCCTCAATCAAGGGAGCCATCTTATCATCATTCGGTGCCGTCGGGCTAATGACGAACAAAAGATCAAAGTGTTTGTACCATGGACTCTCCTTCTTCATGATTAGATTCAGAAGTAGAGTCGTTTTACCACCACCCTTTCGTGCAATCAACGCATAGTTACAAGGCTTCATCGGAAGCGGAGAAGACTTATCCGTACATTTCTGTTGATCGAACGGAGCTAACGCTCGTGTTAATTCACTGGAGCAGGCCTGCATCTTTATAGAGAATTAGATTATAATCCACCACGCCCTCTAATACGACGCTGTCCTCCCATGATCTGACCTCCTCTCTTTGCTAATACCTCTTCTCCAATGTTCGTTATATCACGGGCAACATCAGTTAGCTTCACACCCAACCACTTACTTAGATTCGGCATCTCTTCTACGAGTTCCTTCAAATCCTGTTTGATCCATGCGCGAGCCTCTGGATCTAAGAACCCACTTGCATCAGCAAGGTTCATCACATAGGACTGACAGTTATTTTTTAGAAAATCATAGTCATAAAAGGACTTTCCCATCTTCGTTCTCGCATTCTCCAGTAACTCTGCAATCGTAATGTTTCCCTTTTTCGCCCCCATGTCGAGCGGATAAACCTCGGCCTTTCCACCCTGGCTCAAATACGATGGATCCTCCCGGGCTTCTAACTTCTCCAGCTTCTCAAGTACATACTTGTCATTTACGACAAGACCCGTATGAAATACCTCATCAAACCCTGCTTTCTTCTTCAGATCGTTCCACTTACCCGCCGTAATCAATTGAACGGCCATCACGCCTGGCGTAGCAACGGGTGCGCGCACCATCTTCAGACTCGTGATCGGTTCTCGGCCATGTGCTTTGATAAACTTGCGGAATCGCTTTGGAAGATGCGTATCTGACGATATCGAACTCCATAGCTCTTCAAAATAAGCACTCCATGAATCATCTTCTGCTTCTTCCAACAAAGTACCCCCTTTCTTCATCATATTCACACGATCACGCACATAGGCCATATCTCGAATGGGGTTTCCTAAGCCAGATGTCTTTCCTGCTCGTTGCATCGCTTCCTCATACTCCTGAGAGTTTAGTTTTCGAAACATTATACTATGTGCTTAGATAAAAGAAAAAGATAAGCCGTAGTAGATAGAATGTCAATCAATGGCTCTGGATCAACCTTTATTCCCTTTACTCTTTCCGGTTTAACTTCCATTACCGCATCAAATAGTAACATTGGAGATGCAACGGCTACTTCCCTTACCATGACAACAGCAACGCCTAATAAGATCGCCAGGTTTAACGGATCGCAACAGCTGGTTAGCTCCACCGTTGATGTATCCGATATTGCGGTACTTGGTGCTACTAACACCTTTTCGACTGGTTTTACCAATAATTTGAACGGTGCGATCAGAACGGTCAATAACCCCTTAGCCATCAATAATGCGGGCATTAATGCGGAAACAATTTCTGCGATTGTTCCTTCTACTTACACCTTTGTATCTGGTTTTTATCGATTTGTCTCTCCCAGTTCGCTCACTGGCTCTATGCAGTTTCCAAATGCCTTTACTTATGGTACCACCTCCCTTCAAAAGTATATTCTCACTCTAACGAACTGTAGCACCAACGGAACCGCTCCCGTACTCGCCACCGTATATAACGCAACAACGGGTTTAACCATCAGCGATGCGACTCAAACGATTACCAGTACCGCTCAAACGATAACCTTTACTTTCATGACAGGAACTTCGCCCTCTATCATCTATCTTAACTTTTCGGCTGGCGCGATCAACTACTTCGTGCAATGGTCGGCTCTCAGCGTTCAACAGTGTAATACAGAAGTTCTTGGAAACTTGGTACTTAATGCCCCCATCATTAGCAACATGACCCAATCGCCTGGAACCACTACGAACTTAGCAGGCGGTCTTCTTGTTAATCAAACCTCGACGGGTGTTTCGGCTTCCACTTTTACGCAAACAGGTATGCCTGCATCTGCTCCTGTTTCTACTCTTACTTTTGCTTCTCCTATTTATACATTAACTGCAACAGGTAGCTTTGCGACATGGCTTGGAGCAGGAACGACCTACATTACTGGAGCTAAATATACTTTCAACTTTGGATCCATGTTTGGAAGTCAAGCCCTACAGTTACAGGTCGTTCAGTATAATGCTCTTGGATCGGCCTATGTTGATGTTGGAGATATTCCCTATAGTGTTTCGAAAACCAGCTCTACTATCAGCGGTTCCTTTACTGCTGGTTTGAATGCATCTTATCTGGGATCCATTGTATTCTTCTTTACTCCTACCAGCTTCTCACAGAATGTTAAGTTCAATACCTTTACCATGACACGGGCTGATACTCAAATAACGGGTATTACTACTCTTCCCGCTCAGTCGGGTACAGCAGTTAGTGGCCTCGGATTGAACGCATCGAATCAGATCATCACTACAGGAGTTTCTCCAAACTTCTCAGGTGTATCCATTGGAAGCGTTCCCTATGAATCAGCAACTGATACTTTTTCAAATAGTTTAATTACTCAAGGAACAACTGGTTTGGGCTATACTGGTGCATCCTTTACTGCTTCAACTGGTATAGCTTCTATTACATTTAGTTCTCCTACCTATAGTGCAAACTCTAATGCCTCCGTTCAAGGCATCATTAATCTTCCAGCATTACCTTCCATTGTTATTGGTCTTCCATGTATTGCTACAATTACAGCGAGTGCTTTCCCTGTTTTTGCTGTAGCACCCTATCCATACTTCACTCTCACCAATGGTGCTACTGTTGTCTATACCAGTCCTGTAGGTTCGCCTGGAACTGTCAATATGCCTTTTACTCCCACATCAACTACACTTTTTATTACCCTCTATTTCAAAGCACCTCCTACTGGTTTTACTGGTAGTGTATTCACATGGACTAACTTTACGATCACAACACCATCTATGACGACAACTGGATTTAGTAATACGACGGGTAGAGAAACAGTCGGTCAATTGGTTGTATCTGGTACTGCAGATGTAGCTGGAAATATCACACAAGCAACTGGAATATTTCGTAAAAATGTATCTTCTTGGCCTAATACTTGGATGACTATAGCTGGTGGAGATGGTTTTAATTCGCCAGTTCTGGAGAGTTGGTTTGGTAGTCTTAGACGAGGTTATATTGGAAATGCGACAGCATCGGTATTCCAACTGGCGAGTGAAAATAATTGTGATTTCAATCTCATAACAGGAGGATCGGTTCGTATGACAATAGATAATTTTGGAATTACTACTATTCCAAGTAGAGAACTTCGTGTAAGCAATTCAGCTTCTGGGGCAAACGGACAAATCCGAATCTCTAACGGCACAGCAGGATATGGAACAATGCTTTATAACGACGGTTCAGGCTTCTATATTCTTCTCACCAATAATAATGATGTGAATGGTAGTTTTA